CCAAAACACAAGGAAGTTTTTTCTAAATTTGAGCCTGTGGGCTCTGTCGGCAAAAAACCTACGTCGGGTGATATTGACTTGGCGCTTGACCTCAAAGACATGTTTGGGGATGGTGAAATAAACACAGACGAACTCAGCAGTTGGAATGTTGATGCAGAAAGTTGGAAAAAAACATTTTTAAGATATAAGAAGCGTGCTAGAACCGCGACTGATGCTCAGGTTGGCTGGCGTGCTTTTCTCACCGAGCTTGCAAACTATATTAATGCAAACTCAAGCCTAATCATCGCCGACCTAAAAAAGGTGAGACCGGGAAATCTCTTCACTATGTTTCCGCAGTTTACTCCCGAAGGTGAGCAACAAGAAATCGGCGTTCAGATTGATTGGATGGTGGGCAACTTTGAATGGTTGACTTTTTCCTACTTCTCGGATGTTGTTCCAGAAGAAGAATCATATATTAAGGGACTACACAGGACCCAATTGCTGCTCTCTTTGTTCCTCGTCAAGGATCACACGTTTAGTCACACAGCAGGCGTAATTAACAAGGATACAGGTCAAGTTGTGGCCCAAACACCCACCGAAGCTTTTAAATTGATTGGCAGCCTGTATGGAACAAAGATTACAAAAAAAGACACAAAAAACTTCTCTAAATTGTATTCTTGGATGCAAGAAAATTTACAGCAAACAGAAATTGATAGAACAATTGATGCTTATTTAAAGATTCTTGATCGCACAAAGAGTGCAAAAGTGAAAGATGAAGCCTCTGGTGAAGTTCAAGATTGTGGTTACATACCTCAAGCGCTACAAGATTACTGGCTTAAAAATCGAGAGCGCCTTGGTCTTACAGGTAAATATATTTGCCGCCAAACAAATCCAAAATTAGCCGACTCAATGATGGTTTCAGAAGAGATTAGAAAAGTTGGCTCAAAGTGGTGTTTGTACTCCAAGAAAAAAGGCAAAGATGGAAAACGAAAAAATCTTGGCTGTTATTCCTCAAAAAAAGGTGCACAAGACAGGGAAAAACAAGTACAATATTTCAAGCATGTCAAGTGAAGAATACGTAATCACGATTGATGGATTTGAATGTGGGCTTCAAATGTACTTGGACTCCTTCATTGGACAAGTGTTGTCGATGGGGTATTCAGAGGATGAGATCGTTGCAGTAGATCCCCAAGAAGATTGTGTATCTTTTCACATGTCTGATGGCAAAATAATTAACATAAAAAACAAGCCGTTGATGGCTGTCGCTAAAAAAGCCGATGCATAGAGGATTTTAAAATGACAAAAGATAATGAAAGTAATGAAGTTGAAGATGACATTTTCGCTGAATTTGCAGAGGAAACCTACGATTCAGCAGAGGATGATTTTGATTTTGTTGAACACTACAATGTAGAGACCGACGTTGTTCACGAAGAACAATTACCCGAAAATACTGCTATCTCTGCTTTAAATTGTGCCTTTATTGGATTTGGTGGAGGTGGAGGTAAAATTGCCAAGGCGTTTCTTGATCTTGGCTTTAATAAGACACTTTTAATAAACACAACCGCCAAAGACCAACCAGAAGGTATCGACCCAAAACACCTTGTTCTTATTCCCGACGCGGATGGAGTTGCAAAAAATATTTCTTTTGGCAAGAGTGTCTTCCAAAGCAATAGCGCTGTGGTTGAGGACGCTCTTCGTACAAAGCTTGGAAAAGTTGACTGGATCTTTGTTTTGGCGGGCGGCGGAGGAGGAACAGGATCGTCGTGCCCAGTGTTGCATGACGTTTTCCACAGGTATTTAAAATCAGTCCAAGGAGAAGGAGACGTTGTTTACATTGCTACTTGGCCCTCTGCCCAAGAAAGCTTAAACTCAACAATCAATAAAAATGCTTTATCTCTTGTTAACGATATTATCAATTACCCTCATATTATTCTTGATAATGAAAGGCAAATGCAGTTCTTGCGTGGCAAAGTGGGGGTGCTTGATCTTCTTCCTACTGCTAATACGGCTTTTGCAAAGCTTTTCCACCAAATCTTGAAACTGGCAAATGAACAGTCACCAATACAAACTTTTGACTCTAAGGATCTTGAAAGGTGTTTGCGAACACCAAAAAGAATGTTTATTGGATCTACGGTAATTACTAATCCAAAAACTAGTAATCTTGGCGCAACAATTTTTCAGAATTGTATGAAGAAATCTCCCTGTTCTAAGCCGTCTGGGAGGCCAAAAACTGGAACCATGCTGTTTGTGATCTCGCCAGAAATGGCAAACGATCCCGAGGTCAGCAAACATTTAGACGCTGCCGTTTCTTATGTTGGTGGTAGAACTGAGACCTTGTTTTCGGGTATCTATATTAGAAAAAATGTACCTGGACTTATCGCCATCATGGCTTTGAGTGGCTTGAACTAAAAACGCACCCTAGTTAAATTATAATGGGCGGAGTGAGGATCTTCAAACCGGGCGACCATGTCCGACACAAGGATTGTGTGCACGAAGAAGGGATTGTTCTTGCAAGATCAGAAGACCCTGATAAAAAAAATTATTATTTTATTGTGTTCTGCAAAGGCACTCAATATGAAGCAAAACCTTGGCTTCGATACTTGCACTCAAACGATCTACGTTTAATCGAGCGGGAGCTACACAAACCAAAAGAACCTCCCAAATTTAAAAAATAATATTTCGTTTGACGACAACTAATTACGGTACCATGAATAATAAAAGCTTAACCTTAACCAAAGAAAACTTACAAAAACTGATTGGGCAGGTCCTTGAAGAAACTGCCAGGAAGACACTTGATGCTTTTTATAAAGCACAAAAGTTTTTAACTGACGAGGAGTTTGATCGTTTTAACGACTTGCGAGCGGCAAAGCGTGGCGGAGAGAAACTATCCCCACAACAACAGAGTGAGCTTGAAAATTTATTGAGAGCCGTGTCTGCAAGAGAGAGACAAAGCCTTGCTGGCACTGAACTGGACCCCGAGCAGGTAGGTCAAAAAGCTTACGATGCAAAAGCAAAGTTAATGCCCCCCGCACTTAAGGCTCTTGGGAAAGAGGTGTCCGACGAAGACCCAGTGGATCCTTTCGCAAAAACAATGGCCGCCCAAACTTTGTCTGGACCCACGGCTGTTGTACCGAAAGTGAAAAAAGAAAACAAAATTTTAACACTAAGTAAGCTTCAAAAGATTATAAACGAGGAGCTTTTAGTCATCCTTACTAACGATGAAGCCAAGGAAATGTTCGATATTGACATAGAAGAGGAGTCTGAAAAATAAAAACTTGATTTATGGATGATGTTGAAGTTGGAATGCTGATACTTCAAAAAAAAAGTGTTTATTTTGAAGACCCTGATATAGGTATCGTAATAGAAGTTAAGAACAGAGAAGAACATGAACGCTATGTAGAAATATACTGGATTAGGCAGGATAAATTCACTTCGTATCTACATTTTGAACTTAGTTGGTTTACGTTCGGTGGAGAGGAGTCAAACTGGAAGATTTATAAGTAGCAAATGTACGGTAAAGGACAAAATTTACGTTTCGGTCAACAAGATACATTAAATTATGATGATTTCTCAGTCAACCCCGCAGATTTTGACACGTACAATGATTATGTTGCTGCGAAAGTGGAGGAGCTTCCAGACCATTTAGTAATCTTGTTGCCTACACCAGGGGGGCAAGAGACGCTTTTGGCTGTGCAAGTAATTTGGTTAAATGATTTCTTGTCTGATAAGAAAAAACTTTTTGCATGAAAAAGCATTTAATAAAACGAATCACTATTTATTTACAGCAACTCGGTTGTTAAAAAAACAATACTCAGGAAATCCTTTTTATTGTTAAGCAACTATTTATTGTGCGAGCTTTTTACGTTTTCAAGGAGATAAAACAAGATGACTTTAAACAAACACGATCCATATGTTAGAACAGTTACGGAGATTACAGCAGACACGACGCTTACGCAAAGCGACAGTGGTAAACTTCTTATTGTTGGTAACTCGACAAGAGACACCACAATTACGATTACCCTGCCCGACCCTATTGATTTTGCATCGGACGTAACAACGGCCAATTATGAAATTCTTTATGTACAGGCGAACACTCGTGGTATGGGCGCTCCCACCGGAGATGTCAAGATTGTAACTGCGAACGCAGATACGGTTGCGTATGCACAGATTGTTACCCCGGGATCTGGTAACTACACCTCTTTCGGCAGTAATTCTCGACCCGCCAATACTGCCTGGGGCGGACACACTCACGCCTTGAGCACGGAAAATGCTGCGGAAGCTTTGGTTTCCAACACTCACGCCCTGTATTTTACAGGATCACAGGCAGTGACTGGTGATCGAATCTGGATTCAGGCGTTACCAGTTGGCGGAACTTATTCCGCAAGTGCCAATGCTGGCTCCAAGGCCGATTATCTGATCTGGGGCGCGTGCCACGCATCAGCTTCTGCTGCCAGCGGCGACCTCGGCGCAGGCGCAGGAATCACATTCAAGACCTAACAATAGCGTAGGCAATCCTTGAAAATAAAAGGCACCCATTTTTTGGGTGCCTTTTTTATTTAAAAATACCCCTCTTGTGTTTATAATGATATTAGAGGTTGATGTGGTAAAAAAAATAGTATTATTATCTGCGCTTTGCTTCTTCGCTTCCTGTGTCCTTCACACAGAACACTTCGACGATTATTGTTACGAATATGATGGTGAATATCCAATGGACTGTTGGTATAATCAGTATCGAGAGGAGTGTTGTGAGTGGGCTACTTCAAGAAGATGCGTTGAAACTTGGTGTTCTGACATAAGTTATCGAGGATATAGCGAATGCCGATGGCATTTTGAAGAACGAACCTGCTACTGATCAAAGGAGAACAAATGATTGCAGACGTTATTGTAGATTTACAGTATGGAGATTGTGGAAAAGGTAAGATTACCCATTATCTTTGCAGCACCGGCAAGTATACTCATGTCGTGAGATACAACGGTGGATGCAATGCAGGGCACACTATCTACCATCATGGTAAAAAATTTGTCACTCACCACATTCCAGCAGGTGTTTTCTTTGGAATTAAGTCAATCATTGGGCCGGGATGTGTTGTAAATCCCGAACAATTCTTTAAGGAGATCAAAGAGTTGGAGGCCGGGGGCCTTGAAGTTCGCAGTTTGGTAAAAATCGCGAAAAACACCCACATTATCACACCCTCGCACCTGCTCGACGATGGTGGCGACACCAAAATTGGTACCACAAAGCGCGGAAATGGACCCGCGTACAGTGACAAATATGCCAGGACGGGGCTCCGCGCCGAGTCAGTACCTGAATTGCAGGAGTTTTTGGTTGATTTCTTTGAAGAAATACACCAAGAGGGCACAATTGCACTGTTTGAGGGTGCTCAAGGCTTCGGCTTGGACATTGATTGGGGTGATTATCCCTTTGTAACCTCCTCTCATTGCACTGTTGCAGGCGCAATGCTCAATGGACTACCCCCCAGGGCCATCCGAAACGTGTGGGGGGTGGCAAAATCATACGAAACGTACGTTGGGACAAAGAAATTTCAAGGTGATGACCCGATTTTTGATGAAATTTGCGAAATTGGGCAAGAATATGGTGCCACAACCGGTAGAAAGCGCCAAGTTAATTGGATGAATTGGAATTTGATTGACAAAGCCATCAAAATTAACGGCGTAACTCACCTTGTGTTCAATAAAATGGACGTTTTACGAGAAGTTGACGTTTGGAAAGCCCTAGAAGACCAAAAAATTAAAAATTTTGATAGTGAAAGTCACTTCCAGGACTTTGTTCACGAAAAGTTGTCCGAAACAGGGATTTCAGTCTATTTTTCAGGCGATAAAGCGAGAATCTAACCTATTTATAGGGTAAATTTGCGCTAAAAGGCTGTTTTTAGCCTTATGGAGGCCTAAAATGTCCAAAATTACCCGTAAAACACTAGAAAACATCATCAAAGAAGAGGTGAACGCAGCCTTGACAAACGAGGGGTTTTTAGATGATCTCTCCGTTATTGGCAAGGATATAAGCAAGTATATGCGTACAGTTCGCAGTCGAGGTGCAGAAAAGGCACTCGAAAGAAGTGAGGAGAGGGTTAAAAGAGAACAAATAGCTGCCCTTAATAGACAAAAGGACACATTAGAGAAAGAATTTAAGCGATCTGACAATCCTCAGGTAGCTGAGAAAATTGCGCAGATTAAAACAGCTATCACAGCTATTAAACAAGGCGGGTCAGCCGGTGACGTGGTCACCCAGGAGCTTGCAGCTGCCGCAGATCCAGAAACTCCGCGCCCGGAAGTTAGCCCCGGTAGAGCAGAGGTGGAGAGAGTGCTCGACAAGGCGGCAGACTCCACACAAAAAAAAGAGAAAGAGGCGGGCAGGACATCAGCCCCTGCTAAAAAGGCAGCAGGGGTAGACGCCAAAAAGTGGAACTTTAAAACAAACCCAGAAGGAATTGTTGATATTATCATCAAATCCATAGCTGAACTAAATTTGAATAGTTCCTCAGCAATAACCAAAGATGGAATTGGCGGCATAAACGACAAACAGAAGGCGGCGCTGTTGAACAGGATAGGAATAAATTCAGCTAAGGCGAGCGGTGAAGCGCGCGTTGCTGCTGCTCGGGCCGAAGCTGGCCAACTAGAAGAAGGGTTGTTGCAGAGTATAAAAATTACTAGATCTACCCTTCGTGAAATACTTCACATAATTCAAGAAAAATGAGCCACAAACTCTTAAATAAATCCGACCGTGATATGTCGGAAGTTGAAGGGTTTATAAATAAATTTTATCCATATGCTCAAAAACGACTCGGCATTAATCAACCGGTTACGATAATTTTAAAATCTGACAGCGAGAATGCAAGAAAGATTCTTGGCAAAACAGGATACTATGATCCTGACCATAATGAAGTGGTAATCTATGTTGATGATCGACACCCAAAAGATATTTTAAGATCTATATCACATGAACTAATTCATCATGCTCAAAATTGCAGAGGTGAATTTGATCAATCGGGGAATCTTACTCAAGGTTATGCCCAAGATGACGAACATATGCGGAAAATGGAAGTTGAAGCCTATTTATTGAGTAATGGAGATGACCTCATGGTTTTTCGAGACTTTGAGGATAAAATTAAAAAAGGGAGTGAATTAATGTCCGAGCACACAAAAGAGGATCTACAAAAAAAGATTCGAGAAATCATTGAAGAAAAACCACAGGTGGAAAAACCAGTGGAACAACCACAAGAACAGATTAGTGATCGTGAATGGTATCATAATTCACTTTACGATAAACTGTCCAAAAAGTGGGCAAAATAGGAGAAAATTAAAATGGCAAGTCCAAGAGTGAGAAGATTAAGAAAATTAGCGCGTCTTCAACGTGCAGGATTGGTTGAGGTGGAGGCTGCCGTTGCAGCTGAGGAAGCAGCAGAAGTTGAAAGGCCCTTGCTTGATGAAGCACAAGATGTGGTCGAAGAGGCTGTTGATCTTGTAGAAGAGGTCGTTGAAGATGTAGTTGAAGTGGCAGAGGATGTGGTAGAGGCTGCAAGTGATGCCGTTGAGACAGTCGTGGAGAAAGTAAAGAAAGCAGTTTCCCCGCGTAGAAAGCGTTCTTCTAAAAAATAACCTGAGGTTTAACAATGGCTGATAACGGCAACGTATATTTTATGAGTGCTGTCGGCTTTAAACCACCACACAAGGGTCATATTGAAATGATCAAAGAGGCGGTTAAAAAAGCTGCCTCTATGGGCTCAAATTATAGGCTTTTTATAGGTCAGGCACCACGAGACGGTATTACCCTGGATCAAAGCATTCAAATGCTTAAAATCTTTTTAAACGGGGAGGATGTCTCTATTGGAGATGGATCTGGACAGGTGTCTGTCAACCCAGTCCCCACTTCCAGTCCGACTGGCAAAGTTTACGGAGATAATCCAAAAAATAGAAAGCTGGGAAGAGTGGGTAAAAAGGTGTATACAAATAGCCCACTTCAACCTATGATTAATATGGCTGCTGAAATGCCTGAGGGTAGTACGGTTATTGTACCTACAAGCTCAGAGGATGCTGATCGAGCAGAAAAACTTAAAAAGATTCTTTCTTATTCTCGACCAGACATTGAAGTTGAAGGGTTGATCGTTGAGCCAACCGCTGCTTTGGAAGGGGAAGGAAAATTAAGTGCCACTGATATGCGCAAAGCGATCAATGGTGATGATTTTGAAAAATTTAAAAAATTTATACCAGACAGTTCCCTAGATAAGGCTGGGGCTATTTGGACCAGCATTTTAGGGAGGGAAGAACCAGTGAAAAAAATAACAGCAAATGAACTTACCGAAATCATTGTAGAATGTCTTAAAGCATCTGTCAATGAAATTTTAAATGAAGGGCATCTTGGGCGCCAATACGGTATGGATCAAGCAGACATTGAAGATTCTGCTGTTGAAATCGGACCCGGAGCAGAAGAGCCGAAAATGCGCTTGAAAGATTTACATCGCAAATATTATCCCGAAGAGGGGGAGTCTGCAACTGAGGCTGGTGGTAAAGATGCCGTCGCAGGGAAACCTCCCCGCGAACAGGGAGATTATCCAGACCACTGGTATGCTGATTACATTCATTCTTACAATGCGATTAAAGCAAGAAAGGTCGATGAGGCTGAACTCACTGGTGATGCGGTGAAGGGCGCAACAAAAAAAATAGATGATGCCGTGGATAAAGTTGCCGAAGCTTCAAGCATGGCAGCGGGGCACGTTGAAGGGGCACCCCATGTTAAAAAAGAAGATAGGCTCGTTCAGGAAATTTTTAACTATTTAGTTGAAACCGAAACGATAAAGGTTGAAAAAGATGAAAATCAGTAGACAGCAATTAATTCAGGAGATTGCCCTTAGGCAACACATCCAAGAAACTCTTCAAAAGATGTCAAGTGGCTGGGTTTCTAAACGCAAGGCCGCTATTTTGGAAGCTAAACAAACTGAGGATGCATTTCGTAAGGTTGTAAGAGAGCTGATACCAAAAGTTCTTTTTGAGGACATGGCTCAAACAAAAGAGGATGCTGCGATATCGCTTGTTCGAGATACCTTGCTGGCTGTGGTTAAAATTATTAAATCTGATCAGGGCAAATTTAAAGATCCCGAAGTTCAAGATGGTTTTATTAAGTATTGTCTCCTTGCGCTCGAAAATGATTTTCAAGAGAACCATGGAGAAGAAGGTGAAGAGGATGTCCCAGAGGTCGTCACTGAACAACTTGAAGATGATGGTGATGAAAATATCGATCTTCGTATAAAACCGACAGATGATCCCATGTTTATTGATGACAAGGAAGAGGAAGAAGAGGAAGAGCCCGAACCAGTAGATTTAAAACAATCAGCAGAAAAAGAATTGTTCTTAACTCTTTCAGATGGTGAAAAAGTAGGTTTTAGGTATGCTAAAGAAACCACTTGGCCAAAAGTAACTAAGCAAATTAAAAGAATTCATAAAATGGCAATACCTGATCCTGAAATTGCAGAGACTTATGAAACTTGGTTAAAGAAAAATATTAAACTTCATGGTGAAAATACTAAGGAAGAAACTGCTTTTGAATCCGAAGCAGAAGAACAATTAACGATTTAATGTTCTAGATTTTAGCACAGATTATTTAACAAGTCAAGAATAAAACATGCCCTGGAAAAGAAAGCTTCATAGAATTGTTCCAAAGCGCCACAATGGTACAACCAAAGAATATTCTGTATCCAATAAACTAAAAAAACAAAATAAAATTACTGATGAATTTGAGATTATGTTATCTGGTTTAACAATCGAAGAAGTTATAGCTTTGAGGCTTGAACTTGCTTCGAGAAGTGTTGGATATATGATGTATGGCATACCACTTTGGGGCGCTCTAAATAATATTACAAAAGATGCTGTGCTGAAGTATGTGGTGTCCGCTTCAAGATCCAGAAAAGAAGCAGCCCGAGTTTTAGGTGTGGATAGAATTAGATTACACAAGCTTTATGAAAAATTTGACCTTTACAATTATTTTGAAAACAAATAGAATATGTGATGTAGACTAAACCAGCGACTCATTGTCTATAACGAGCGCAGAAAAAAGGGGGGTGATAACCACTTTCATTGAAGGTAGACTGGCTGGACCACTCGTGAGGAGTAGTGGTCATTTTTTAAACAGGAATTAGTAATGAGAAAAGCAGAGTATATCTGGCTTGATGGCACAGAGCCAACGCCTCAAATCAGGTCTAAAACAAAAGTATTGATGGACGGAGAGAATTGGCCAGTTTGGGGTTTTGATGGTTCGTCAACAAATCAAGCAGAAGGCTCTGCATCTGATTGTGTCCTGAACCCAGTTTTCTCGTGCCCAGACCCAATTAGGGGTGTGGGAAATTTCTTGGTTCTTTGTGAGGTCTTAAATGTAGATGGTACACCTCATAAGTCAAACACAAGAAAGTCCTGTGAGCAAATAGAAGAAAATTATAAGCAGCATGATTGCTGGTTTGGATTGGAGCAGGAATATACTTTGATGGTGCCAGGACCCCAAGGAATAATACCACTTGGATTCGCAGTGGCACACAAAGATCAGGATGGTATTTTACCTCAAGGTCCTTATTATTGTTCTGTTGGTGCAGGTCTTGCAGTTGGGCGCCCGCTTGCAGAACAGCATCTGGATGCTTGTATCGACGCTGGATTAAAAATTTCTGGAATTAATGCCGAGGTTATGCCTGGGCAATGGGAGTTTCAGATAGGGCCAGCTTCTGCGACTGAGGTCTCAGATCATTTAATTGTTGCCCGCTGGTTACTTCACCGCCTTGCGGAAAGTAGTGGTGTTATTGTTTCTTTTGATGGTAAACCTGTCGATGGAGACTGGAATGGAGCTGGTTGCCATGCCAACTTTTCAACAAAGATGATGAGGCAGTCATACGATGCCTGTATTGATGCATGCAATGTGTTGTCTGAAAAGGCAGATGAACATGTTAGATCTTATGGGTATGGTATTCAAAATAGACTTACCGGAGATCATGAAACTTGTTCTTATAAAGAATTTAAATACGGTGTCTCCGACCGGGGCGCGTCGATCCGGATCCCCTGGCAGGTTGAGAGGGATCAGAAGGGGTACATCGAAGACCGGCGTCCTAACGCCAACTGTGACCCCTACACGGTAACTAAATTATTGATCAACACTGTCTGCTCGGCAGAAATAATGTTTGAGGAATAGTGAAAGAGAGTAATTTTAAAAAAATTGTGGGCCGCACACCATTGGTCAGAATCTCTGATAGACTGTGGGCCAAGTTAGAAACCTATAATCCATCGGGTTCAGTTAAAGATCGAATGATAACTTGGATTGTGTCTAGTGCTGTTGAAAATAAAAAAATCACAACAGACTCTATTCTCTGTGATGCTACAAGCGGCAACACTGGTATTGCTTTAAGTCTAACCGCCGCAGCACTAGGACTACCTTGTTTTATTTTCATGCCCAAAAATATGTCCGAAGAGCGCAAGCAGATGATGCGAGTCTTCGGAGCCACAGTTATCGATGCACCAGACGATGATTTTGAGAGAGCTATTCAGATGAGAGATGAATTCTTGGTTGACAATGTTAATGCATGGTCGCCAATGCAATTTAGTAATCCATTAAACATTGAATGCCACGAGAAGACAACAGGCCCTGAGGTTTTAAGCGGTGCGCTCATAGCTGGCAAAAAATTAGAAGCTTTTGTTCACGGCGCCGGCACCGGGGGCACTATCGAGGGTGTGCGCAGATATTTGAAGAGACAGAGCAGAGACACCAAGGTTCTGATGGTCAAACCCTCCGAGTCTCCGCATGGTATTCAAGGGATCGCAGACGGCAAAGACTTTCTTGCAAAACCAGAAGATATGGATGGTGTCCTCGAAGTTCAAACCGAGGCTGCTATTGTTCGGGCCAAGAGGCTCGCCAGAGAAAACGGCCTACTAGTTGGTATTAGTTCTGGTGCTAATGTGTTAGCCGCTGAAAGATGGATTGAAGAAAATGACCCCGAAGGCATTGTGATTACAATGCTTTGTGATCGGGGTGAGAGATATATGTCTATATTTTAACTTGGCCGATTAATTCGTCAAGTAGTTGCCTAAGGTCTATTTCTGGAATGTCAACTTCTGGTAATTCAACTTCGGGCAGTGATGGCATGTCTGGCAGAGCTAGCCGGTAAACTTTCTTACCTACATCTTCATGATAAACCATTGCTCTGTGATAAAATTCGTACACATCCTCATATCGTGGCGAAATTGCAATCCAACCAAATCGAATATCCATCATGCTCACAACTCCAACGACTTCGTGGTCTTCGTTTAAAATACAGGAACCAGAAGAACCCCCACGAACAAACATCGTGTACATGTCATGTCCACTATCAAGATTGGTGCCGTTAAAAATACCATCAATGATAATTGGAGCCCCTCGATAAAGCACTCCTTTCGGCGCAGCAATATTCCAAATACGATCTCCTGGGATCATTCTTTTTTGTGCGATTTTTAAGGGAACTCGATTGAGATTTGGAGCCCATGCAAGGCAAAGGTCTGTACTATGGTCAACCTCCAGTATATGCATCTTGAAAGTTTCTTTATCTTTTGTAACACCAACATATTCAACCTCATACGGTTTGCCACCGGCTGCCATCATCGCGAACGCCCCTGGGTCACAAACGTGAGCAGCGGACATGACGAAAGACCCTCCATTTCTGGCCTTACCTACAACGAAACCAGAACCAGAAAGAAGATCTCGTTTGCTGATGTGACACTCTTTGGTTTCTTCGTCACAGTTCCGCACAGCTAACGAAGCCTCAATTTTTAAAAATGAAGAAACAGGAACTGCTGAGCCACCTTCTGATTTAAGACCAGGACTTGTTGTCACGCATGAACAAGACATTATAACAAGGCACAAAAAAACAGAAGTAGCGTATTTGAATGTTTTGTATACCACTTTTAAACCCTCCATTAGTAGATAGAGCATTTTTACTCAAAGGCTTGGAAAAAGACTGTTTTTACAAAATTGCATCTAGTTATAGACATAAAAAAGGGTGATAGACCTACTATGGCGAAAAAAGTTTATGTACTTGACACGAGCGTTTGCCTAACAGACTTTAATGCTATAAAATCTTATGGAAACAATGACATCCTGATACCTCTCAAAGTTCTTGATGAAATCGACAATCACAAACAAAGGCAAGATGGGGTAGGGGTCAACGCTCGCGGATTCATTAGATTGCTTGACTCGTTAAGGGAAAAGGGCAGCTTAATTAAAGGCGTTAGAATTGAAAAAGGCAAAGGACTGATCTCAGTAGCAGATTACGATCTTTCAAACACTTCGTCAGCAGGCTTAGATTTGTCAATACCTGACAATCAAATAATAGCCACTGCTCTGAGTCAGTTATCTTTGCAAAAAGAGTTGTCTCGACCAAAAAAAATTATTTTAGTATCAAGAGATATTAACATGAGGGTCAAGTGTGACTCTGTGGGGATACCAGCAGAGGATTATGTTAAGGAATCTGTTGTCTCAGACAGCACGGAAGTCTATACTGGTTTTCGCACTGTGCTTGTGGATGATCAAACAATAGATCAGTTTTACGATGGTGAAGAGATATTTCTTAATGATGACGTACCTAACATTTATCCCAATGAATTCGTGATGTTGGTTTCTAGCTCCAACGAGAAGAAGAGTGCTATTGCACGATTTAAAAACCGGGAAGATCCATTAATTAAGGTGGTTGAGTGTAACGGTGGTAGAAAAAACTTTTCTGCTTGGGGTGTTAAACCAAGAAACAAAGAACAGGGCTTTGCCTTAAATTTGCTTCGAGACCCAAATGTACCAGTTATATCTCTCATAGGAAAGGCAGGAAGTGGTAAAACGCTACTAGCATTAAGCGCTGGGTTGGAGCAGGTAATAGAAGGTAAGGGCAACTATAACCATCTAATTGTTTCAAGATCAGTTCAGCCCATGGGTAAAGATATAGGTTTTCTTCCTGGCACAATGGAGGATAAAATGATGCCATGGATTGCACCAATCCGTGATAATCTTAAATATCTAATGGGGAATGACAAGGGCACATTAGATTCTTACATTGGTCAAGGTGTCATTGAAATAGAGGCTCTAACATACATACGAGGCAGAAGTATTCCAAATGCGTTTATTATAATTGATGAGGCTCAAAACTTGACAATACACGAGCTTAAAACTATAATTACAAGAGTGGGAGAGGGAACAAAAATAGTCTTGACTGGCGATATAGAACAGATTGACAATGTGTATGTTGATGAGGTTTCCAATGGGCTGACATACGCTGTTGAAAAATTTAAACAATATGAATTGTCTGGTCACGTTACTTTGTTGAAGGGCGAGAGAAGTAAGGTGGCAACTCTTGCAGCCAAAATATTATGAGCAACAGCACAGTGAACTGGTCTATGATTTTGGATGACGATGACATGTATGAGCCCTACACTCCCACAAATTCATGGGGGAAATCAACCAGCTGGGCCGTAGAAAATATGGCCTTTGTTAAGGTTTGTCTTCACGAAGATCAAGCGAATGATTCAAGAGCAACGAAACTAGCACTAGAAAAATTTAAAGAAAAAATTTCCATTCCATCCGGTTTAAAAAACATGTCCATCATTGAAAGGGCAAGAAGAATTCTCTTTACTTCTATTAAAATTGAGTATACAATTGAAATAGTTGCTTCAAAAGAAGCAGTTGAGCAGTATTACAATAATTTTATTGAGGAGAAGATAGATGGCAGAAGATAACGTAAATTCAATTACAGAACAACAAGCAACACAAAATCCTGTCCTTGAACAAATGGTTGGCACCGATACCCCGTTGAAGGATCTGGTTGTCAATTATGTTGGGCAAAAGTGCGTGCCCAGCGAAGACGATGAGCAAATCGATGTTACAGTGCAGATGATTGTAGAAACCTTTTCAAAGGAATTTCCAGAGTTCTTAATGGCAGTAGCCGAAGAGAACTGGGTACGCGGTTACCACCAAGCACTCGTTGATATTGATCCCGCAAGATACCCTGGCCTTGAGTCTGACTCGTGAGTGGTTCTTACTTCAAATCTTCACAAGACGCTCGTCAGTTGTTGGGTGAGCACGTTCTGTTTGGTAAGATAAATGTTTATACGATGTCGCCCTTGCCAGAATATGTGGATTTAGATTATGTGTTGGAGGTCATCGAGGACACTGTGCCGGCGATGTTCTTTCACAACGTAGACTCGATATTTATTGGCGAGTTTAAAGAGTTCTCAGAAAGAAGTGTGAACGCTTTTTACGCTGATGGTGCTATATTTGTGACGAATAATCAGGACAGTGACGAAGATCTTTTAGACGATATTGTTCACGAGGTTGCTCATGCAGTGGAGAAGATTTACCCACAATACATCTACGATGAGTCATTGGAGCATGAATTTCTTTCTAAGAGAAAAAAGCTGTGGCATAGATTAAAAGCGGAAGACATTGATCTGCATCAAAAACAGGGTGTTGAAAGATTTATGGATCCGGCATATTCAAAAGAATTTGATGATTTTTTATATCTAGAGGTAGGATACCCTACGCTCACTAGTTTAACTTTTGATCTGTTTAACTCACCTTACGCAATTACTTCTTTACAAGAATATTGGGCAAATGGTTTTGAAGCATTCTACACAGGCGATACCCTTCGTATCAAATCTTTGAGCCCAGAAATTTATAAAAAAATCACCGCCCTAGTTGAACTTAACTAGAAAAATATGAGGCTATCATGGCACACATCTCGTTCAGTGAATTGCAAAATTGGGTTAAGTGCCCAATGTACCACAAAATCACGTACATCGATAAGACCTTCCAGTTCCAAGGCAATTTGCACACTGCTTTTGGAAAAGCGATGCACCATGTTTGTGAGTTAGAGATAGCAGAAAAAATTTCTCCTTCCTTTGCCCCCACGCTTTTTAAACAGAAATTTATTGAGGAGGTGGAGAAGTTACCAAATCTGGAAGAGCTGGATCAAGATCTGTTTGAAAAGATGATGCCTCAGGGGGCCATCCTGGCTACACACGCAATACCCGCTCTAAAAAGACATTTTGGCAAGTTCGAGCTTGTTGGTGTTGAAGATATGCTTTATGAGGATATTGAGAGAGACCAACTTGAGATTGGAGACAAAAAGTTCAAGGGTTTTGTTGACTTGATCATAAAAACAGAAGATGGAAAAACACACATCATAGATTGGAAAACTTGTAGTTGGGGATGGGATGCTGATAAAAAGTCGGACAAGTTAACAAATTATCAGCTAACATTGTATAAGCACTTCTTTGCAAAAAAACACGGGCTAGAACCAGCCAATATTGAGACACACTTTGGCTTGTTGAAGAGAACTGCAAAGAAAGATCACGTAGAGATTTTTAGAGTGACTAGCGGACCAAAAAAAACCAATAATGCACTTAACTTGTTGCACAAAGCCCTTTACAATATCGAAAAGAAGAATTTTATTAAAAATAGACTCAGTTGTAAAAGATGTGAGTTATATAAAACAGAATTTTGCACGTAGGTGATTTATGACAAAAAAGATTAAGGTCCTGACTCTTTCGGACCACCCCCTCTCCCCTTCTGGTGTTGGTATTCAAACAAGATATATGATTGAGGGCCTGTTACAGACAGGCAAGTTTGAGGTTGCGTCATTTGGAGGCGCAATTAAACATCAGAGCTATGAACCTACAAGGGTTGACGAATATGGAGATGCATGGACCATCTATCCTGTTGATGGTTACGGCACTCAGGATTCAATTAGGTCTATTATTCGCAATGAAAGGCCTGACATTCTATGGTTTATGACTGATCCTCGATTTTACGGTTGGCTTTGGCAGATGGAAGACGAGGTCCGCCCCTTAATGCCAATGGTGTATTACCATGTGTGGGATAACTTCCCAGCTCCAAAATTCAATGGCATGTGGTATGACTCAACTGACACAATAGTTACTATTTCCAAAGTTACTGATCAGGTAGTAAACACGGTGACGGATACACCAGATGTCATTTATCATCCGCACGCTGTCCCTGGCGAAATATTTAAAAAGCTGCCAGAAAAAGATGTATTAGAATTTAAATCAAAGAGTTTTGAAAATTCACCGTTTGGCGATGCAAGCGATAAGACAGTGTTTTTCTGGAACAATCGAAATGCAAGGAGAAAACAGAGCGGCACCTTGATCTTTTGGTTTAAAGAATTTCTTGACAGGGTTGGACATGATAAGGCTATGCTAATCATGCATACTGATGCCAAAGATATGCACGGCCAAGACTTGGAAACTATTATAAAGGAATTGCAATTAGATTCGGGGCAGGTTTTAATTTCGAGAGAAAAGTTGCCGCTCGAAGGTATGTCTATGATGTACAACATGGCTGATTGTACTATTAATATTTCTGATGCAGAGGGTTTTGGATTATCCACGCTGGAATCTCTTTCGTGCGAAACGCCAATTATCGTCAACATGACTGGTGGCCTCCAAGAACAAGTTACCGATGGAGAGAACTGGTTTGGTTTTGGGGTTGAGCCTTGTGCAAAGGCTATAATCGGATCGCAAGACATTCCATACATCTATGAGGATCGATTGAATAAAGAACAATTTGTGGACGCCATGGTGAAGTTCCATAACTTGTCAAAAGAAGAGCGCGCTGCTCTCGGGGCAGCAGGTCGCGAACATGTTTTAAAAAATTATAATTTTGAAAACTATAAGAGTAGGTGGGTAGAGATCCTGACCGATGTTCATGAGAAGCACGGTTCTTGGGACACCCGCAAGAACTACAAAGCTTGGAGAAACGAACAACTATGAGACAAAAAATAATTGTCAGAGCACCTATTTTAAGTCAGAGTGGATATGGAGAGCACGCAAGGTTTGTGCTGCGCGCCCTGAAAACCAGAGAAGACATTTTTGATTTATATATAGACAATCTACACTGGGGCCAAACAAGTTGGCTTTGGGAAGATGATGATGAAAGACAATGGATTGATCAGCTGTTGATGAAGACCATTGAATATGCTCAATCTGGTGGTACTTTTGATGTCTCTTTACAGGTCACCATTCCAAACGAGTGGCAAAAGATGGCACCAGTCAATATTGGATGCACAGCGGGCATTGAAACAACAAAAATAAGCAGCAAGTGGGTTGAAAGTAGTTATTTAATGGATAAAATCATTGTTGTTTCTGATTTTGCACGCCAAGGGTTTGTCAATACCGTGTATGAGTTTATAAATCAAAAAACGAATGAGCGGGGCACAATTAAAGCGAAAGAGCCAGTTGAAGTTGTGAACTTCTGCTTTAACGAAATTTCACCCAAGCCAATTGAGCTGGATTTAAAACACGATTTTAATTTTCTTGCGGTAGCTCAATTTAGCCCTCGCAAAAATATGGAAAATACTCTTCGATGGTTTTTAGAGGAGTTCTTTGACCAAGAAGTGGGCTTGATCATAAAAGCTAGTATAGCAAATAATTCACATGCTGATTTTGTCCATACGAAAGGTATGATTAGGAATCTTTTAAAAGACCCTGCGTACGTCGATAGGGTTTGCTCTGTGCACTTGATTCACGGATACCTGTCGGAAGAGGAAATGGCTGGTCTTTATTCCCATGACAAAGTTAAGGCTTTGATCAACATTTCTCATGGCGAAGGCTTTGGTCTTCCTATTTTTAAGGCAGCAGCTCATGGAAAGCCAATTGTCACTGTGCCCTGGGGCGGCCAAACAGATTTCTTGTATGTACCAGAAAAGGTTAAAGGCTCGAAGAAAAGGAAGCTGATGCCCAAGTTTGCGCCCGTAAATTATACAATCCAGCAAGTTCAGAAAGAAGCAGTGTGGAAGGATGTGCTGGTTGAAGATTCGCAATGGGCTTTTGCTGATCAAGGGAGTTTTAAGATGACCTTGAGAGATGTGTACAAAAAGTACGCAGTGTACCAGAGAAGAGCCACAGATCTCCAAAAATACATAAGGAACAAGTTTACACCAGAAAACCAATACAAGCAATTTACAGACATTGTCGCTGATGGGTTAAACATTGTTGCTGATACAGAAGTTGATGAGATGTTTTCTAAACTATTCAAGTAAGCATGTTTGTTTTTGTTGCAGATCTTTTTAAAGAACATTATGTTGGTGGGGCAGAGTTAACCTTCGACTGTTTGATTGACTCGGTGCGTCTGCCCTCACAGAAAGGCATGAGCAGTCAAATATCCGTTGCCACAATGGAACAACACAAGGATAAGTTCTGGGTGTTTGGCAATTACGCACAACTGCCAGCAAATTGCATGATGTATGCAATAAAAAACTTAAATTATTGCGTTGTTGAATTTGATTACAAATACTGTAAGTATAGAACTGAACACTTGCATCTTAAAAATGAAGGACCTTGTGATTGTGCTGAAAAACCAATTGGAAAATTGGTTGCAATGTTCATGGCAAAGGCAAAAAAAACGTTTTGGATGTCCCAAGGTCAGCTTGATACTTGGTGTGGTCACTATTCTCTTCTATCAAACAATGCTGTGGTGTTGAGTTCTGCCTTTTCTGATGAAAGTTTGCAATACATCTCGTCTTTGGATAAGTCTAGTAAGAATAACAAATGGGTTATTTTAGGTTCAAATTCTTGGATTAAAGGCAAGGAAGACGCAATTAAGTATGCAGAGGACAATAATCTTGAATACGAAGTTTTGTGGGGCTTGGACTATAAACAGTTTCTTTCAAAATTAGCACAAAGTCGTGGATTAATTCATCTTCCACGGGGCTATGATACTTGCCCACGAATGGTTATCGAGGCTAAACTTCTAGGTTGTGAACTTATATTGAACGAGTTCGTGCAGCATAAAGATGAGAACTGGTTTAATCAACCAGTTGAAGAAATTTACAAATATTTGATGGATAGACCCTCTGTTTTTCAAGAACAGCTGCTGTCGATAGCTGAAACTGGTCTTCCACCTGTGTCTGAAAAACAACGAGAAGAAAAGCATTTTTCTATAATCATACCGTCTTACAATTGCGAATCATGGGTTGACCCATTGGTTGACTCTGTGCTCGGTCAAGATTATGAAAATTATGATGTGTATTTTGTAGATGATGCCTCTACGGATGCAACACAACAAAAAGTGTTGATGAAGTTGAACCAATATCCGCAACACCTAAAAGAAAAATTTAATTTTCATAGAAATGAAGATAACAAGAAGGCATTGTATAATATTTGCTCTTCAATAGAAAAAACAAGAGAAGATACAATTGTTATTTTGTTGGACGGGGACGATCTGTTTTCCTCTAAAAATGTATTAAGTTATTTAAACGAGGTTTATTCAAAAGAGGATATTTGGCTAACAACGGGGTCTTACGTTGAAACAGGGACGGGGCGAGTTGTTAAGTCTATGGAACTACCCCAGGAAGCGTGGCGCCTGGGTGTAAGAAAGTTTCGAGAACCAGCTGGTCATCCAAATGTCTTTTCACACTTGCGTACATTTAAGAAGAAACTGTATCAGAAAATTAATCCTGAGGATCTTTTAGATAAAAATGGTCAGCATTATAGGTGCACTTTTGATAGAGCCTTGATGTATCCAATGATTGAGATGGCTGGACCAGAACATCACAAGGTTATCAAAAAAATTCTTTATGTATACAATAGGCAAAATCCGCTTGCTGTTGATAGAGTGGATCGAACAGATCAGCTTAGGATCGAGCAACATTTAAGAAGTCAGCAGCCTTATGATAGAATACAATTATGAATATTTGGTTTGAAAACGCTAATCTTAGCAGCAATAGCGGACCAAATTCATTTGCACAAAAGTTGACTAACGCACTTGGAAGGCGAGGCGTTCTTGTAAACCAAAGCACTTATGACGTATCGCTTTGTTTTATTGAATCTTATAGGAAAGATATACATAATTTACCAACAGTGCAGCGCCTTGACGGAATATATTTCAACACAGCGCAAAACTATGACCTGTTAAATTCAAATATTTTTAGGACATACAAGCAATCGGACGCCGTGGTGTTTCAAACTGACTTTAACCAAAGACTAATCACCAGATGGTTTGGTCCGCACAAGAATAGCACAGTGATTCGCAACGGTGCAGATCTAGAACTTATAAATTCTGTAACACCCTCTAACGATGAGCTGTTAGAACAATATGATAACATATGGTGCTGTGCTGCAAGTTGGAGGCCGCACAAGAGATTAAGAGATAACATAAAATATTTTCTTGAGCACTCTGGGCCAAAAGATGTTCTTTTCATAGCAGGGGACAAACAGAAAGAAAAAATCCCAGACGATAGTAAAGTCAAATACTTGGGTGTTCTGTCAACACAGCAACTGATTTCTCTTTACAAAACTTCAACTTATTTTGTTCATTTGGCGTGGTTAGATCATTGTCCAAATGTTGTCGTAGATGCTCGTGCAGCAGGGTGTAAAATTATTTGTACTAATTCTGGTGGCACCAAAGAGATCGCCGGCCCGGATGCGGTCATTATAGAACAAGAAGAGTGGGATTATGAGCCGGTAGAATTGTGGAGACCTCCTCCTTTGGATTTTTCAAAAAAAACCGTAAACACATATGATAGTGAATATGACATGGAAATTATTGCATCCAAGTATTATAACTTTCTACAAAAGGTAATCTAGTATGGCAATCAAAGTAAATTATTTTGATCTTGGGTTATATAAAGGCACAGAGCTGTGGTGGATCGTTAGGGATATATTTCCAAGATTAAAGATTAAGGATTACGATGCCTATGGTTTTGAAGCTTGCGCGAAGTATGCTAATGAATTGAAGCGTCAATTCGCAGACAACCAGAAGGTCAACATACTCAACAGAGCGATAAGCAAAAATGGTCAAGATATTAAATTATATCATGCCACCAATAATGTTGGCCACTCTATTTTTAATACGAAAAAAAACGTAGACAAAGATAGCTATGAAATTGTTAAAGGTGTAAAATTTTCTGATTGGGTCCTAAACAACGTTGATGATTTTAAGTCATCCTTTAACATATTAAAAGTTAATATTGAAGGCGCTGAGTGGCATCTTTTTAATGATCTTTGTGAAACGGGCCTAAACGAGTATATTCATATTTTTTGCGGACAGGGACACGATGTTGAAAAGGTTGGCGAACTTCAAGACAAGATCAAAGAGTATTACAATCTTATAGAAAAAAACAATATTAAGTTATATCGCTTTACGGAGTGGAAAGCTCACAAGAATAACTTAACAGATGCAGTGATAAAGCAAAAAATAGTAGAGTTTTATAAAAACAATTATGAAAACATATGATTTAAAAACTTTTTTCGACCTTATAAACTACGACTGGAAAAAGGATGTGACCGAGTTAAGGGAGATTTGTCGTTTGACAAAGACAAGAGTTAAGAATCCTCCACCTGATGAGTTCCTCTTATCTGGTACGGAGCAGACTTTTTTAATAAAAGCCGTGGCTGAATGGCTTGCCGCAGAAAGATTTTTTGAAATTGGAACTGGTCGAGGGACTGCTAGTTATGCTGTTTCTCTTCTGGAGAGTGTAAAAAATATTACCACGCTAGATATTGTGCCCATTGAACAAAAAATGAACACAGCAATAGCACACAGGCCTGCTGTCGTGTCAAACCTGGATATTTTTAATCTTGTACCCTGGGATTGTAAAACAAAAATAGATTTTAAGTTGCGTAAAGATTTTTTGCCCATCAAAACAGACAGTCTTACAGAGGAAAACAAATTTGATTTTTGTTTTATCGACGGAGATCACACAGATAAAAGAACAATTGTAGAAGATTTTGTCAATTGTACTAGGGTGGTAAAGCAGGATGGTGTGATTTTGTGGGATGACTATGGACAGCCACAATTTAGAGTTAAAGAGGTGGTTGATAGGGTGCTAGAAAGTGACAGTTCTTGGAATGCATTACTGGTGGAGCAGCGCGGCCATCTTTTTGGCAAAACAGGCGAAAAAGACGTTGGTGTTGTTGTGATGAGTAAGAGAAGGTTGCCATGAAGGTTTTCGTTTTAACTGCTGGTGAAAATTGGATCTGTGAAAGGTTTTCTACTGAGTGGTCCAACAATAATCAACAAATCTACACTAGCGATATTAACGAAGCGGACACTTTGTGGCTGCTTAGCCCTTGGGTGTGGAAAAGAGTGCCCGCTCAAATATTGAGATCTAAGAAGGTCGTGGCCACAATACATCACATTGTAAAAGAGAAGTTTTCGCGCTCTTCTTTGCGTGAGTTTTTAGAGCGAGATAAATTTGTCGATACATATCACGTTACTACTACTGAAACTTGGAACCTAGTTTCACAAATGACAGAAAAGCCTGTTTGCATAGTGCCTTTTTGGGCAAATCAACAATTGTGGACGGACAATTCAGACAAGCCCACAATAAGACAAAAATACGGAATACCAGAAAATAAGTTTGTAATTGGATCCTTCCAGCGAGACACGGAAGGCCATGATTTAAAAAGCCCAAAGCTTGAAAAAGGGCCAGATATTTTTTGTGATATTGTTCAGGACCTGCACAATCAGAGGGATGATGTGTTTGTTGTTTTAGCTGGTTGGCGCAGGCAGTATGTTGTAGACAGACTTAGCAAAGCCGGGGTTGCTCACAAATATTTTGAACTGCCTCCATTTGATGTTTTGAATAATCTTTATAACTGTTTAGATTTATATATTGTCTCTTCTCGAACGGAAGGCGGCCCACAAGCCATTGTGGAGTGTGCACTAACAAAAACTCCTATCGTATCCACAAAGGTTGGCGTTGCACCACTGATACTGGCCAACGAAAGTTTGTACGAAGACGCGGCATCTTTTGTCAAGGCTAGGCCGAATGTTGAACACGCTAGTCAAAGCGTGCAGCAGTTTACAATCCCTCATTGGTTTGATCAATTTAATAAGATTTTTAATATGAGCTAGTATGAAGATTTATATAGCCTATGAAACAACCAATAGCCCACATGGCGGAGGAAACCAATTTCTACGAGCACTCAAGGAGCAGTTTAAAAAATATAATTTGTACATCGATTCCCCTATTGAAGCCGACGTTATACTCTTCAATAGCCATCAAAATTATGGTGCGGTCCTAAACCTTAAAAGCAAGTTCCCAGACAAGTGTTTCATACACAGGGTTGATGGCCCAATGAGGTTGTATAACAATATGAGCGACACAAGAGATGATATTGTGTATCAGTTGAATAATAGAGTTGCAGACGGTACAGTATTTCAAAGCACTTGGTCTAAGGTTCAAAACTTTGAACTTGGCATGCACCAGGGTAAGTTTTCCACAGTAATACAAAACTCAGTAGACACTGCAATATTCAATTCTTCTGGCGCAAACAAACGTGAAAAAACTAGATTAATTTCAACAAGTTTCTCACCAAACTATCGCAAAGGACACAAGTACTATCAATTCTTAGATGAGCATTTAGACTTTGAAAAATATGAATATGTTTTTGTGGGTAAAAGCCCAATTGGTTATACAAATATTAAAATGCTGGGGTGTTTAGATTCTCATGGTGTTGCTAACGAGTTAAAAAACAGCTGCATGTACATAACTGCTAGTGAGAATGACCCTTGTTCAAATTCACTACTGGAAGCCATCGCGTGCGGCCTGCCAATTCTAGCCCTGAATAGCGGAGGACACCCAGAGATTGTAAGAAATAACAATAGCCTCTTTAACAATGAAGAGGAATTATTGAATAAAATAGGTAAGTTAGTGAATTTTAATGCAACTGTGAGTATTGACACAATGGAGGCAGTCTCACAAAAATATTTAAATTTTTTTAAGGAGGTGTTACATGCTTAATAACGCTGATCTTCACGAGACGATGCACTCAAAACAGCTTCTTTTAAGAACACATCATCAAAAAAGGGAAAGAGCTGGGTATTACGACGAACAATATTTTTATAAGGTCTGGGTTCCAAACTGGGAGCACGCAAAGGTTAGCAGGCATGTGTTTGAGGTGGGGTACTACGATCTAGAAATAGTACCAGCGTTTAGGTGCTTTTTAACACACGAGGGTCTGGATAGGGGCTATATTATGCACCTCGGTCAGGTTATTGGAGGCAGCGCCGATAATTGGGATAGATTGGTAAATAACACAACAAAAGAGCAGAGAATAAAGTTCATTAAGACAATTTTTGAAAGAGCAATGGTCCACGAAAGTATTGTTTCTGATATGGCACCGTCAAACGTTATCTTGTACGATGGTAAGATTTCTTTAATTGATTTGGAAGCTCACGCAAGTTTTAATTGGCTTTTTAAACAACAGCCAAAGATCTGGGAAGCCCAGAGTAGAAACATGAATAAGGTTCCCTCTCCACTGTGGAGGGATATGAGCAAATATTTGTTGTCATATTTGGATCAATGTGTTGGCATAAAGTACGACAAAAAATTAGATTGCGTTGATAATCTTGCAGAAGTAAATGACATATTGAGGGGTTTGTGATGTACGCCTTTTATGCTTTTGGTGTCACTGACTTACAGGATATGATACCAATTTTACTTTCATCTCTCAAACAAGGTAAAAAGTGTTGGCTCTGTTTTTTTGATAACTTGCTAGTAAAGAAGCAATTTTATTATTACGACAATAAAGAGGTTGTGGGGTTTATACAACAAATCTGCACAAATAACAATTTGCCCGTGCCGCACATCGATTTTTTCTTAACAGAGGATAAGGATAGGTTCAGCGCCCAATACGCAAAGAACAAACCAGAAATAGTGTTTATACAAAACATTGTTCACAAAAGTATTTCTTGGTATCCAACGGCTAAAAATTCCAAAGTAATTCACTTGGCATGGCACAAAGATGGCGCGCGCCACATATGTTCTTCGCCATATGACATTTCGATGAATGTTCTTAGAAAAGAAGTGGATTTGGAGTATTATGGTGTCAGCGGTATACAAAATATACCCGACTGGTATTCTCATCGCATTAGTGATAAGCAAAAATTAATAGAGGCACCAACAGAATATTTTGGCAATTTTAGATTGGAGCATCTGCGGTATAAACCAGTTAGCAATTCCCTACCCACTGAGGAGATGTTAAATTCTAAAAGCGGCACTTGTTTTATAGTTGAATCTCATTTGAGAAACGATCTAACATTCCGAAAGGAGACTGGCCGCTTTGTTGATGAAATACTTGATTTTTTTCATAGTAATAATTTTTATATTGTTTGGAAAGCTCGTGAAAAAGGTTTCCCAAAACAAAAGTGGTGTAGTCCTTTGGATGTGTCCACTAAAAAGCCTGATTTTATAATTGATAAAGATTTAAATTTCCCATCCTCCTTGATCTATCTGCCTTTGGTATCTGACATATGCTTAACAATAAATTCAACAAATGCAATCTTTGATATGCAAGAGGTTAACAGCAATTCCTATGTGGTACACCCTACTGTCTTGTCAAATGCAGAAGCTGATAGGTTTAAGAAAAGATTTTACGGTCATGTAAAAAGAATACACTTTAAATCTAATAGTCAATGGGATATACTTGAGTCTACAATGAACAATAAGACGACACCCCAGCCGTTGCCGGACGTGCCCGCATCAAGTTTGTTATTATCTAGTTTGCAAGACAGGTAGGATATGGATGCTTTAAATATTGAAAAATTAAGTGACAGATTTTATGAGGTGATAAGTTCACCAGAATGGAAAGAGTTTCAAGAAAAATTTAATAACTGTGATGACATTTACGTACTTGGCCATGGAGGAAATTTAGCTGTTGCTGATCACACGGCAATTGATATTACTCGGTTGTCAGGCGGGCAAAAGAATGCGATGTGCCCAGGTAGTGCCACTGTTGCGACATCATTAATTAACGACACAGATTTCGACCAGTGGATGGTTGATTGGTTGCGCGTTAGAACAGCTGTAAGAACAGAACAACAAATTAAAAAATCACTAGTTTATGGCATATCGTCCTCTGGTCGCTCGACAGACGTACTTAAAGCTCTTCAATGGGGCAGTGCAAATGGAATGCAGACGGTGTTGATCACTGGTCAGCCTATGGTAGGTAAGGTACCGGGATTAACTTCTGTTGTTTTGGGCACTGAATACTATCACACGACAGAGGTGCTAACTTTGTTGTTACAATATCAGCTTACTCATGGCTCTGGTAGAGAGTGTCCTCCGATTGGCAAAAACACACCCGAGGAACTTGAGAGACTAAACTGGCGTGGCAACAAAATCCGAGAACACTCTTACCCAGACGAGGTAGTCAATATTGGCGTGGATTTTGATGGCGTGATTCACAAGTGTTCTAAGGGATATCACGACGGCACCATCTACGATGAACCAGTCGATGGTGTGGCAGATGCATTAAAGCAGCTTTCAAGCAAGTATACGATTGTGGTTTATACGTGCAAAGCAAAAAAAGATCGCGGCCTTGTGGACGGAAAAACTGGAACAGAACTGGTTTGGCAATGGTTGGAGAAGCACGACTTGGCACAATATGTTAACAAGGTAACAGCAGAGAAGCCAAGGGCGTGCTACTACATTGATGACAAAGCAGTTAAGTTTACTGACTGGAAGCAGGTGTTGGAGGAGGTAGAGTAAGTTGTCCTTAAAGGCACTCATACCTGTACGAGCTGGCTCACAAAGGGTTATAAATAAAAATGTTAGATCTTTTGCTGGCTCAAACTTGTTGGAGATAAAGATAAATCAGTTAAAGTTGGTTCCTGACATTGATGAGATTTATGTTAGCTCAGATTGCAGGAATATGCTTGATATAGCTGAAAAAAACAACGTCACTGCACTAGAACGAGATCCGACATTTGCCACTAGCGATGTTCCCATGAATAATGTATATGAATATTTGGCAAAAGAGATTGATTGTGAGCATGTTTTGTATACCAATGCAACAAGCCCACTAACTGAAATATCCACCTATCGCAGTTGTATTGAAAAATACCTCTCTTTAACTGAGTATGAATCTTTGAATACAGTTACCTCGTTAAAGGAGAATCTGTGGTTGGACGGCAAGCCGATAAATTACGATCCAGATAACCACCCCAGGTCACAGGATTTGCCTAACATAGTTTTTTTAAATTTTGCAATCAATATCATACCAAGGGATCTTATGATTTCTAGACGAAACATAGTGGGAAAAAAATTCTACCCTTATCTGTTGAATAAGACCGAATCGATTGACATTGACGATGAGGATGACTTTATCATAGCGGAAGCTGTTTATAATGCAAAAAAACGTTAATGTTTTGTTGGCTTTTTGTGGTAGCTTGGCCACTGGTCCCAACTTGATTTCTCTTCTTAAACAAATTAACAATAGAAGTGTTAGAGTCGTTGGTATCGATTTAAACCATGACTGTGCCGGTAGATATTTAGTTGATGAATTTTATAAGTGCCCTGATGATAAAGAACAGTTTGTGCAATTTGTCAAAAAGATATGTCTTAAAGAAAAGATAGACATCATATTGTGCACATCTACGGAGAATTCGTTGTTGCCGTTGAAAAGAAACGAAGAGGAGTTTGAGAAGATTGGCGTGAAGATTCCAGGCTCCTCGTATGAAAAAATTAGTTTAGTTAGTGACAAGGGCACTCTATTGCAACAATTGTCTAGATCTGGTCTGCCAACAGCACAGTTCAAAACACCGAGAACTATAAAAGAATTTAACGATTCTCTTAAACAATTGGGATACCCAGACAAACTGGTGGTTGTAAAGCCAAGGGTCGCTTCTGGTAATCGGGGTTTTAAAATATTAAAAAATGATCACAAAGTGACCTATAAAGATATGAATTCTAAGTTCAACGCTATGAAGCCATATATCACGGCGGAACAATATATGGATATTGTAAGTTCAGAGGAGATTTTCCCAGAGCTAGTGTTAATGGAGTACTTGCCTGGACAAGATTATTCTGTCTATTGTTTAGCAAAAGAAGGAAGGGCACAAGTTGTAATTCCCTTTAAGCGCCTTAAACCTAGCGCAGGTGTTTCTTACATAAGTCAAGTTGATATGCGTGCAGATGTAATTGAGTTGGCAAGACAGGCCATTGAGTATTTTGGGCTTGAATGGAATATCAATATTCAAATGAGAATTTCTGCCGCAGGTATTCCATTGATATATGAGATTAATCCAAGATTAGCTGGGTCTATAACTTTAACAGCCGCAGCTAATTGTAATTTAGTTGAGCATGGGATTAATCAAGTGTTGGGGGAACAACAACTCTTGCCGCCCCCAAATGATAAGACTAAAATGTATCGGTATTTGACAGAGTTGTTTGTATGAATGAAAGAATTTTTTGTTTTGATATTGATGGCACCCTTTGTACGAAAGATTGTAAATACGAGGAGGCCCAACCGTTCTTAGACGTGATACGTCATTTAAATCATTTGTATGATTCTGGAAATAAGATAATAGTCATGACTGCAAGAGGTGCTTGTTCAGGTCTTGACTGGACTGATTTTACTGAGAAACAGTTAAATGACTGGGGTGTGAAATATCATGAATTAGTCATGAATAAGAAGCCGCACGCCCACGTTTTTGTAGACGACCGTGCAGTTAATATTGAACAGTGGAAGCTGATTCATAATTTGGGGTAAAAATGTTTAATAAATCAAAGATGAACATCTTGGCGCTTTCTCCGCACGCCGATGATATTGAGCTTGGCTGTGGTGCTACTTTGTCAAGGCTTAAACAACAGGGGGCAAATATTTTTGTTGTCAATTTCTCTCTTCAAACAAATGGGCAAGAGGAATTGCGAGAAGTGGTTACCAAAGAATTTAAACAGTCAATGGAGATTCTAGGTGCGGAGTATGAAATGTTGGATTTGCCATGTAGGAGGCTACCATCACATAGGCAAGAGATATTAGAATATTTAATTAAACTATCCCGCACTCGTGATTTTGATGTAGTGTTTTGTCATTCAACCTTCGATCAACATCAGGACCATCAAACAGTGCAGACAGAAGCATTTAGAGCTTTTAAAAACAAAACAATTTTGGGATACGAGCTACCTTGGAATTGCCCTCAGTTTAGCACAGATTTTTTTGTGTCCTTGGAGAACAAGCATCTCAATAAAAAAGTTGAAATGATAGACTGTTATAAATCTCAATCACACAGGGTGTATATGTGCAAGGGCTATGTATATGATATTGCGCGGACGAGAGGTCTCCAGATTCAAAAAAGATATGCAGAGTGTTTCCAAGTGATAAGGGGGGTAATTTAATTAAGACTATGGACGTAGCCAATAAGAAAGTGTTAGTTACAGGTGGGTCTGGCTTTGTTGGTAGTCACCTTTGTGAAAGATTGGTTAGCCTTGGTGCTGATGTTGTTATACTTGATAATTTTTCGACTGGAAAATTAGAAAATATTAAGGCAATACAAAATCAAATACAGGTATACGAGGGGCAGGTAGAGGATTTTGATTCAGTAAACAAGGCAACCAGTGGGTGCGACTATGTGTTTCACTTAGCATATCCGTATGGGGTTCAAGGTAGAGGACTAAAACAACAATATGTTGAGGATGGCGTCGTCGGTACCTTTAATGTATTGAAGTCTGCTGTTGAAAATAAAGTTAACACTGTCATTAACGTTTCCTCTGTGGCAGCTTATGGTCTATGTGAGAACACTTTACTTAGTGAACAACAAATTGGTATACCATTCTTGCCATATGGAGTTACAAAATTATCGGGAGAGTTGTATTGTAAGGCATTTTCAAAGATGTATGGATTAAAAACGGCTAGTCTACGATACTTTTATGTTTTTGGTGAAAGATACGCTACGTTTGACCACAGTGCCTTGGTGAAGTTTATGGAATGTGTTGTAAACGGATCTGCTATTACTATTTTTGGAGATGGGACGCAAATTAGAGATTATACCTATATTTCTGATGTTGTAGATGGCACTCTAGCGTCATTAGATTGTCCTAATTTAGATGGCAACGTGTATAATATCGGAAAAGGATACGGGCACACAATTCTTCAACTAGCTCAAAGCGTAATTCAATGTAGCGGTGTAGAAACAGAAGTTGAATTTAATAGTGGAGAACAAAGGTACGCTGATGAGTATTGTAAGATACCATCCGGGCTAACAAGAAAACTGAATGGCCATTGGGTTGACGATAGAAATTATGTTGCAGACATATCAAAGGCAAGTAGACACATTGGATATCAACCAAAGATTGAATTACACGATGGTATTAATAAAACTTTAAATTGGATGGAGAAACAAAAGAAATGAAGAAGGTGGTAGCATATACAGCAATTATAAATCCAAAAGAGCCGTTCGGAATCACAGACAACATCGATAGTTTGAGGATGAAATCATCAAATCTAAAAGTGGATTGCATTTGTTTTACGAACAACCCAGAGATGGAAAGCACACCAGACTGTAAGATAATTCATGTTCCTAGTGGCGACGACGCTTGTAGGGTGGCTAAGGAAATAAAGTTTTTCCCTCATAGGTTTTTACCTGAAGAATATGACGCGAGTATCTGGATTGATGGAAAAATGAATGCAATGAAAAGGCTGGATAAGATTTCAAAAGAATTGTTGAGCACTGGTGTTTTCTTTGCAAAGAAGCACGATAAGAGAAAGTGTGTATATACCGAGGCAGCCAAGGCCGCCGCCGACAATAAAGACAATCCAGAAGTAATAAGTCGTCAGGTTGAAAAATACAAAAAAGAGGGATACCCAGAAAACAATGGCTTAATAGCGTCTGGGATAATTTTTCGTAAACATAAAGATGAACACTTAATAGAATGCCAAGAAGCATGGTGGCAAGAAGTCACAAACCATAGCAGGCGTGACCAAATTAGTTTTCCATACGCTGCTTGGAAAACAAACTTTTCGTATGACTTGATTCCACATAAATACAGCGGCGATAACTGGTTGCCATATTTTCTAGCATGGGGTCACAGAATAAAAGGAAATAGAAAAACTAGACGCTATTAAATTTACAAATTTCTTTAATTTTTTTAAAAACGTGTTAATATCACTTGTGTTTGTTACTGACGACAATGGAGGGAAGTATGAATGTATTAGTAACAGGTGGCGCGGGATTTATCCCTAGTCATATTGTTGATCGTTTATTGGAAGAGGAAAATAAAGTTACAGTTTTGGACCTGTGGGAAAGTGATGAGATCAAGGTACACAGGGATAATCCAAATTTCCGCTTTGTAAGGGGTAGTGTATTGGATGAGGGTTTGATACACGAACTTATGAACGGTAAGGATATTTTAATTCACATGGCGGCAGTGTTAGGCACCGCCGAAACAATTACAACATATGATGTTGAGCTAACTGCGCACACAAACGTTGTTGGCACCGTTAAGATGTTGAAGCATGCGAAAAGAGCTGGTGTCAAGAAAGTCTTGATCCCAACCACGCCTGATGTACCTTGGATTAACCCTTACAAGATTACAAAGGCGGCAGTAGAGAAGTTTTGCCAGTTGTTTTCAAATGAATTTGGTTTGGAGGTAATTGCCCTCAAATTGGGTAATATCTATGGAGCACGCGAGAGGTGGCTTGATGGTCCAAAGGAGGCCCCGTTTAATTACCAAAAGATTGTTCCCACAATTTTGATGGAAACCTTAAAAGGCAACAAGTTTTACATCTATGGTGATGGTGAGCAGAAATCTGAATACATTTATGTTGATGATGTCGTTGAATCTTTTATGAGGGCGATCCACTCTGAAAAATATTTGGGTGGGCAAATAATTCATATTGGTAGCGGCAACAACGCCTCTGTTAACGAAATTGTCGAAGAAGTCCGCAGAGTTTGGGATAGGGAAGTTGAAGTTGAATATGTTGACATGCGCCCCGGCGAGGTACATATCCAAATTGCCTTGAACCCTGAGCCTCTCAAAGAGCATTTAGATTATGAGCTTCAATGGGATTTAGAGTCTGGCTTGAAAGAGACTATTAAGTACTACGAAGAGATGTACCAGAAGCATTATTAATCATACAAAAATCATGAAAAGATGGGATATAATTAATCGCTTGATTGATGATCGAGGCTATAAAAGATATCTAGAAATAGGCCAACAAAAAGGTCAGTGTTTTCGAGAGGTCCGCGCCCAATACAAGGAAGGTGTTGACCCAAAGCCTAAAAACTCTCTTGGTGTTGCATGTAAATACATCATGACATCTGATGAGTTTTTTGACAGGCATGCCTCCGGAAAAGAGTACGATATAGTTTTTATCGATGGTCTTCACATAAGAGAGCAGGTGTTTCGAGATATTAATAATAGCTTGCGTCACTTAACAGATGATGGAGTTATTATTCTCCATGATTGCAATCCACAAGAAAAGTGGCATCAAGTGACCTCTGGTGATTCTGAATTGAGAAAACATCGTCGCCTTTGTCGAGGACCAAACGTAAGTGGCGATTGGAATGGGGACGTGTGGAAGGCTTTTCTGGATCTGAGAAGGTCAAGACAAGACCTTGACATGTACACTATTGATACTGATTGTGGTTGTGGGGTAGTTGAAAGAGGTAAACAAAGCCTCTATGAAGATCAGTCTGCAACGGAAGCGCAAATGTATGAGTGGGACTATTTTGATAATAATCGTAAACAAATACTAAACTTGATATCGGTAGATCAGTTTAAGAACAAGTTTACAAAATAACAACCATATTGAGCATAAAAATGAAAAAGAAAGTATTGATAACTGGCGGCGCAGGATTTATTGGTCATCATCTCATCGAGGAGATGTTGCAGAGAACTGATTTTGATATTGTATCACTGGACAGGCTAGACACCTCTGGAAACCTGAATAGGCTCGCGGAAGTTCTTAGTCAGGACAGTAGTTGGCCTAGCCGAGTTCGAGTGGTGTGGCATGATCTAAAAGCACCACTAAATGATATGGTAAGAAAGAGGATAGGTAAGGTTGATTATGTGTTACATTTAGCCGCTGGCTCTCACGTGGATCGCAGTATTGACAATCCTATGGAGTTTGTCATGGACAATGTTGTGGGCACAGTCAATATTCTAGATTATGCAAGGGAGTATTTGAAGGATGAGTTAAAACTGTTTTTGTATTTTAGCACAGACGAAGTTTTTGGACCTGCCCCTGAGGGAGTGTTTTACGAAGAGGATGCAAGATATCGTTCAGGTAACCCTTATGCAGCTACGAAAGCAGGTGCCGAAGAACTGTGCATGGCATATGAAAATACATATAAGATGCCTATTGCGGTTAGTCATACTATGAATGTGTTTGGACTTCGACAACACCCAGAAAAGTTTATTCCCCTCATTATTAAAAGAATTCGTGATGGAGAAAAGATTTTTGTTCACGCCGATTCAACTTGCACAGTGGCTGGTTCTAGACACTACATTCATGCGTCGGATGTTGCTGATGCTGTAATGTTCTTGATGCAAAATGGACAACCCGGAGAAAAATACAATATTGCCGGTCGCGAAGAATTGAATAATGAGCAGCTAGTGCAGATTATAGCTGATATCATGGGACAAGAGGCAGATTATGAGTTAATTGATTTTCACTCTTCACGACCTGGGCATGACCTAAGATATGCACTCTCGTCAGAAAAAATGAAAAAAATGGGCTGGAATCCACAAGATGTTAGAGTTCGACTCAAGGAGGTGGTGGCTTGGTCCTTGGCCAACAATAGGTGGCTTGGTGATGAAGAATGAGAAGGTACACTTATGATTGTGGAAGGTACAATTTTGCGTCGCTTGTAGAGAGACTCTTTGAATGCAAAGATCTTAGGTTTATCCACGAGAGATTACCAAAACACATAAAATATAATGAACTACACAAGTTGGGTGAAGATAACAAGACTTGGTACCATAAGGTTTTTTACGAACCAATAAACAGAGGGGAATCCAAAGTCCAGTCTTTGTATGAGAACTTTATTAAAGACGTAGTTTCACACAAGATTGAGTGCAAGAAGTTTTTGTATCAAAAGTCTCCAACGTTTAGGGTGCACGCCCCAGGAAACATTGCAGTTGGAGGTTGGCACAGAGATCGAGATTATAATCATTCACCTCACGAGATTAATTTTTTTCTACCTTTAACGCCTGCTGTTGGCAACAACACCATCTGGGTTGAATCAGAAGAGGATAAGGCGGATTATGCTCCCATGAACTGCGACTATGGTCAGTTTTATATCTGGGATGGTGCCAATTTAAAACACGGCAATAAAGTTAATGACACGGGCGTGTCAAGGGTTAGTGTTGATTTTAGGGTATTGCCATATGACAAATATGATGTAGGTCAAGCCAAATCTTCTGTATCAGCTGGCAAAAAGTTCATTATTGGGGATTACTATAAGCTTTATGAGAGATAGTGGCTTGATTACTAAGGAAATTATTATTGCATCATATAAAGATGATTTGTCCTTTGTGCATCGTTTTCATGAAGATATTGCAGTTACAATATATGAAAAAGGCAAGGGCGATGATTGGAAAAAACAAATACTAGAAGATGACGTATTAACTATGCGTGATTTTGAACAGCGCATTGATAATACAGTGTATTTGCCAAACATTGGAGTGTGTAGTCAAGTTTATCTTTATCACATAGCCAACAACTATGATAGTTTAGCTGACATCAATGTTTTTATCGCTGGTGATTGTTTACACGATCACAAAAAGGGCACTCCACCAAACTTAAAGGCTTTCGATATTATAAATAAATCAGATACGCTGACACCGGAGTACGTAAACCTTTCAGGTAAGAGTGGCAACTTTCCTTTGAGAGGTGAGTGTTATCGCTTTTTTAATCAAAGAGCCCGCGAAGTCTGGCGTGATTTGTTCGAGGAGGAATGCCCCAGAAAGTTTACACCAGCAATAGATTCTACTTTTTTGGTTAAAAGGGAAGCTATTCATCGTCGCCCCGTTTCGTTTTATGAAAAGGCCTTAAGTTATATTAACGAAGACTGTTACAGACAAGATCACTGGAAAATGGATTACAACGGACAGTTTGTTTCCGTAATGGCGCCGTGTAAAAAAAACTTAAATAAATTTCCACATAAAAGTCCAAAGCATTTTGATTTTGCGGCGTGTTCTTTTTTTGAACACACTTTTCAAAAAATGTTTGATATTGATTTCGATCAATGTGTTGTCGAGTAAAACATGCAGAGAGAAGACGTTTTAGTTGTAAATTTCGCTGTAAACGAAAGGACCTCAAAGTTGAGCGAGTTTTGTTTTGATAAGCTTGGTCTAGACAATTATATTACACTTAAATCTTCAAGCGGGTTTAGGGATAAATTTTTACAGTTTGCAGAGTTGGCTTGTGAAAGCAACTATTCTTACTTCTTAAGAACAGATGCAGATAGACTTTTGTTTAAGGGTGTCTATGCTTTGTTTTTAGAGTGCGAGAGAGATGACACACTTCTATGTGTAGAAGGCCAGTGTTTTGACTTTCTCATGAATAAATATCGAGGCGCAACACCTCATTTATTTTCAAGGCAGGCTCTTGAAAGACTCAAAGAGGATAATACTTTAATGCCCGATTCACAAAAGCCTGAGTCTAGATTTATAGAAAACATAACCAACAATAAAAAAAATGGTTGGAAAGCTGTTAATTATTTGACAAATCTTCATGATTATGAGCAATACCCAAGCAAGGTCTGCAACACCTTGGTGAATCGCATTCATCGCGGCCATTTTCACAGACTATACGATCAAAATTATTTAGAAAAGACAAAATATGCTCTTGCAACCAGAGAGGCGATTAAAATTTCAAAACAAATAAAAACGAAGAACAGTATGAGTTATTTGGACTTAGACCTCTCTTATCTTGATGATGGGTGGGGGCCATTAGAGAAGATAGAGTCAATATATGAACACTATGAAAAGCTGTACGAGAGATTAAAATAATGTTCCAGGCATTTTATAACTTAAAACGATTTCGATATGTTCACGAATCACTTGAAAAAACTGGGATGTTTAAGAGAGTCGGTGACGAAAGAATATCTAAAACCGCATGTTTTTATAGTGACGCCATGAATGTTTATATTGACACATCAGATGGTGTTAACGAGGATTTTGGCATTCATGAGTATTGTGGACGCGCTTTTAGAGTTATAAAAGATGCCAATGGAAAGCCTTTCTTGTTTTTTAAAGCGGCTCATTCCCCTGTGTGGTCCTTAAATCTTGCACAAATTATACAAGATAACAATGGTGAAGTTGTACCTTTTTTTAAGTGGTCGTTTAATGAAGATTTCTATCGAAACTTAATAGATAAAAAAAAAGAAATTCGCTCTTTAAGAAATAAGTTTGAAAAAAAATATGATGTTGGGTTTTTTTGTGGCCTAAGAGATTATCAATATCCCAAGCCAAGTAGCCATAACGGTCTTATTTCCTGGGAAGATCACAAAAAATTTAATATTGGCGGAAATAGTAAAAATACAGGCTTCTTTACAACTACGGCTAGAAAAGATATTCAAAGACAACTAATAGATTCTGGGCTGGTAGTGTTAAGTGGAAAGAAACTGTCTTACAAGGATTATATAAGAGAAAGCTTAAAGTGTAAGGTGGTTATTAATCCACCGGGAATTGGCGAGTACACATCCAGAATTTTTGATCAATGTTTTATTGGCAACTGTATTGCAATGAGGCAGACATCATATGACCAGGGCGCTTCTTGGAAACAACATGTGCCACAAATTGATTTTAAAGATGCAAGTTGGCAGAGCAACGTGCAAAAGATAATAGAAGACTATTCAGGTTGGCAACAGAAGAGTGCGGACTATTATGATAAGTTTTGGGCACCAGACAAAGTCGTTCAATTTATGGTTGAAAAAATAGAGGCAAAGTTTTGAAGTTTCTATTAACGTTGTGGCCTCCGGTCCAAAAAGATTGGGCAAATATAGTGGAGATTGTGGCACAAGAGTTTACTGTAAATAATCAGTGGAATTATCGCTACGTCGGCTCTGATTGGACAAGTTTTATTATAACACTTTATCACCTGTGCTACGAGGAAGACGAACACCACAAGTATCCAAACATTCCAAAAATGTTACCCAAGGCGGCATATATGGAGCAGTTTTCAGTGGACATCTCACTGATTGAAATCACAGTTGAAGACCCAGAGTTTCAAATATATAAAAACGGTAATCCCTATGGGGTCGCAGAGATAAAAGATTTAAAAAATAAAATAAGAAAATTGTATGAAGGGAGAATACCAAGATTTTCTGTTATACACAGTTTTGACACTCCAGTTAGAAATGATCTGGTAGTTGAACTATTTGAGCAGGAGTGTGAGAGGTTTTAAAATGAATTTAAATAACATAGAGTGGCAAGAGCAATATTGCTTAGGCATATTGTGGGCTCCATTATCTCACAGGTGGCAAGACATCCTAGACGACATTAAAAATCTTGGAGCCAGAGTAGTGTGTGCAGTCGATTACAGTCCAGTTTGTAAAAGCACACAAGAGTGGGACGATTTTGTTGTCGGCTGTTATCTGGCTCATGAAAAAATTGACAACCCTTCTGTTGATTTAAACTCTAAGATATCTAAAATTCACAGGAAAATACAATATGAACATTTAAATGATTTTAAAAGACATGTGTGTGTTGTGGTGTTCGATATTGAAGATCAGGCAAGTATGCAAAAAATTCAGTCCGTTATCTGTGATGAACTTAGAAATAAGTGGGATTATACGGAGGAGAGGATTTTAAAAAATAAAAATGGCCTACTGCAATCGGGGCATGTGTATGAGTTAAACTTAATAAAAGACATAATTCGCAAAAGATTCTATGATGATCCACGACTTCCGACGTACTACAAAGGTCCTTTTGCTGGCCGCAAGAGAATTGTGCACACCCCGGCCTCTGCCCTTGGGTGCCACAGTTTATATAAATATTTATTAAATTTTTCACACAAATCAAATATAATAGCCTCATGAGCATTGAATTAAACATCAATAACGTTAAGGGTCTAGAACTTCTAAAATCATATAATTTACCTAGAAATAAAATTGTCTTAATGAATAGTTCCTGGCAGGCAATTTTAGGCATTAGGCAAAATGGAGATCTGGACGTGCTTTGCACGCCGGACATACTTAAACAATTTGAGAAAATTGTCGAGAAACCTGTGTCCATAATGAAATACGTTCATTGGTATTTGGCTCCTTTTGGTAAGACGCCACAAGAGATCATTGATAATCACTCTGTTGAGGTTGATGGTTTTAAGGTTTTAAAGTTTGGCACGTACAAAGAATGTCTTAAAATAAGGGCTGAGACTGGCAAGAAGGTGCCCTCTGCTGCAAGATTGGGTAAAAAATCAGAGCGAGACCTATTGTCAGTGGTAAATCTAGTTGATGACGGTACGGGACTTCCGATAGAAATTCCTGTGTAAATACCAAGCAAGCGGAGACGTAATATGGAAAACAACGAAAATAATGTTATAACAATCATAGATCCAAATGAGGAACAGCAGTGTTCTGGTATCGAACGTAACCGGGCAAAAGATCATAGCAAAATTTATTCTCCGTACAAGATTTTAAAATATCAGGATAGAATTGATGAGTTGAAGCAGGGCAAGACGACGCGCCCAATTAAAGCCAATATTAGATTGCACGGCCTGTGTAATGCAGATTGTAGTTTTTGCCATTGTGAAATGGCAGATGATGCTGGTGGAACTCGTGGCGACGGCGCTGGCCAAGGCCGAAACGGACTGGAATTTAGGACAGAACCCTTATTGCAGTTTTTCGAGGATTTTGTTTCCCTTGGGGGAGAGTCCATAGTATTAACGGGCGGCGAACCAACGATCCATCCAGACTTTGAAGCTATCGTCGAGAAGATGAACGATGTTGGTTTAAAGTGGGGGATGTACACTAACGCTCTTTTAATAAATCGATATTATGACTCTTTAAAGACTGCAACTTGGATTAGGGTTAGCCTAGATCCTATCTTTTTCAGAAGCAAGCAGAAACTATTGCCAAAGATTCGTGAATTGGCAGATTACGGTGTTTTTGTTTCAACTTCAATTGTTGTGTGTAGGACATCAGAAAAGTCCATCACCGCTGAACAGTTGCCAGGAGTTATAAAAGAACTCAAGGAAAACAATATTCGTATTTTGCGAATTACACCTGATCATTATTTAAGCCAAGATGAAAAGCTTGATTTGGCAAAACAATTAAAGAGATTGAAGAAGCAAAATAAAGATATCAATATCATTTTGCAAGACGAAAAATACGAGGCCAACAACCTCCCAGTGGGAAAACCTTGCCATTATGCTGAATTTCAGGTACGCTTAGATTGTTCTGGATTCGTTTTTCCGTGCCCATCTCCGATATTGGGCACTGGTAATGGCAAGTACGCATTTGGGAATTTGTATGAGCAATCGTTTTTAGAAATTTGGAAAAACGTAAACCCAAAATTTATTATCAATAATGATTGCGAGCGCTTCTGTATTCATGCAAAGAAAGTCAAACTCTTAGATTATTTGATGGATGAGTCCGGTGATGGCCATGATGAATTCGTCTAAATATGTTGGCGAATATGAAACAATAATTAAATGTAAAACAAAACAAAAAGTCGAGGGGACTTCTGGGGGTTTTGTTACAACGACATTGATTAACCTGATGAAAGCTGGTGAAATTGATTCTGCCATTGTAGTTGATTCTGATGGTACCAAGGCTTTCTACAAAGAAGCAACAACTCCAGAAGAGATTCACAACGCCCGAGGGTCAAAATATCAACTTGTTTCTCCGTTCCCCTTGTTAAGTAAGATAGATAAAAACAAGAGGTACGCAGCTGTTCTTCTGCCGTGTCATATTCCAAAGGCACGCCGCATATCTGAGGCAAACAACGGAGCGATAAAATTAATAATAGGCCTTTTTTGTGGTTTTATGTTAGACAGGGCAGCTCCTGATAGATTAGTAAAGAGTTTGGGTATACCGGAATATGATGTAAAAAAATTAGAGTATCGGGGTGGCAAATTCCCTGGCGGCTTTAAGGTCCAAACACACTCAGGTAGGACTGTGCTTTGGCCAAAAAAGTACTATACCCTACTCAACAAAATGTTTGCCCCAAAGGGTTGTTTGATGTGCAATTATTTTGCAGCCGATGCCGCTGATATTGCTGTGGGTGATGCGTGGGAAGAGACAGAATATACAAGGGTTATTTTAAGAAACCAAACAGCCCTGCAATATTTTGAAAAGGTGAGAGATAGGTTTATTGTAAAAGACAGTGGGTTTGACGACATATATAAGACTCAATGGCACTTATTACAATTTAAAAAACGTAGTGCTCATATTCGTAAAAAAGTCATTAGACCGAAAAAGGAACATGAGGGTAAGAAACTTCCTCTGTATGAAACCATAACTTCGTATTTTTTTATATATGAAATTCTGTTTATCAGGAAAATTAGAGAGTATTTGTTGGCACTGAACCCTCGTATACTCCTGTTGTTAAATCGAACGATTCGTAAGCTTGATTTTTCTATCGGCAATAGAAACAAAAAATATATCTTACAGGACCTTAATGGAGAAAAGATTGATGACAAGTGAAGAAAATGGTTTAATTAAGTGTTTTGTTACGGGCCATCGAGGATTTATTGGAACTAAACTTTTTTCACAGTTAAAAGAGCTTGGGTACGATGTTAAGGGTATGGACCTAGTTGAATATCAAAATGTGATCGAAGATCTAGATTCGCTTGGTGATTGGAGACCAGATTATATCTTCCACCTAGCTGCAATTCCACGGGTGCCGTATAGTTTGGAGCATCCCGAAGAGGTGCTTGAAAATAACGTGCTTTCAACAATTCGCATTCTTGATTATGCAAGACGAAGTGGTACACGTCGAGTAATATATTCTAGTTCTTCTTCTGTTGTTGGTAACGGGGATGGACCAACAAGTCCGTATGGAGCGTCGAAACTAATTCCAGAAACTCTTTGTAAAAATTACTCAGATGTTTTTAATCTGGATACTGTTTGTTTAAGATATTTTAACGTATATTCAGAGGACCAAACAGTTAAGGGTCCGTACGCCACAGCAATTGCGAATTTTATGCACTGCATTAGAGAGGGTAAGAATCCATATATAACTGGTGATGGTGAACAACGGCGCGATATGTTGCATGTTGCTGATGCAGTATCGGCAAATATTTTTTGTATGAATTATGAGGGCTATTTTGGTGGCCAAAACTTTGATACTGCAACTGGTGCCAACATTTCATTGAATGAGATAAAAGAAATAGTACACAAGTATCACCCTAGTGTTGTTTTTGACAAAATGCCAGAGCGAAGAGGCGACGTTAGGGAAACTTGCGCAGACACCCAACCCCTCAAGGCACTTGGGTGGTCTACAAAGGTGGATGTAATAGGCGGGATACATAGCTGTTTTAACTTTGAGGAGTAGATATGAAGATTGGAATTATTGGTCAAGGTTTTGTCGGAGAGGCAGTTAATCAAGGGCTAAAAAATCATTTTCAAATAGAAACGTACGATAAATACGTCAGTGAAAAATCAACTTGCACAAGTTTAGTTGAGTTGTGTGAAAAGACAAAGATTTTATTTTTGTGTCTTCCAACTCCCATGAATCGCGATGGGTCTTGTAATTTACAGATCGTTGAACAAACGATTCGCGAGATAGACGAAAATACGCAAGGAAAACACACCGTAATAATTAAGTCTACGGTACCGCCCGGTACAACTGAAAAAATTAATGCCAAATATAAGAATATAAATGCAGTATTTAATCCTGAATTCTTAACCGAGGCGAACTACATTGATGATTTTAAGAACCAAGATAGAATCATTATCGGTGGCCCACGCCCATATTCAACAAAGGTAAAAAACTTGTACGAAAAGGTTTTTAAGAACGTTCCAATTATAAAAACTAAATCTACAATTGCTGAAATGGTAAAGTATACTGCAAATTGTTTTTTGGCCACAAAGGTATCATTTGCTAATGAAATAAAGCAAATCTGCGATCATGTTGACGTTGATTATGATAAAGTTATTGAATATGCAACATATGACAATCGCCTCGGCCACTCACATTGGAAGGTGCCTGGACCTGACGGGAAACTTGGGTTCGGTGGTTCATGTTTTCCAAAAGATATCAATGCTTTGATTTATTTTTCAAAGGCGATGGATATTGACGTGGGCGTATTGAGTGCGGTATGGCAAACAAATTTAAAAGTTCGACCGGAGAGGGATTGGGAAAACCTCAAAGGACGCGCAGTAAGTGAAGATAATTAAGGAGGAAAAAACGATGAAACTTTCAGATCAGGCATTAGGCGCTATCATGCTGGCTTTACAGAAAAGTCTTTTGGAGCAGACAGATATCACCCCAGTATTGAAGGAGTTCGATTTTGTTACACAGGGACCCAATCAGGCAGAGTTGATAGTGACTAACCCGCCGACAGTGCAGTTTGATAGAGATCATTTTAGTGATAAAGATGCCTAGATACGTTTATTATTGTAACTCTTGCGAACAAGTATTTGAGCAATCCCACTCAATAAAGATAAGACTTGAAGACTGTCACTTGTGTAGTGGGCAGGACTGCCTTAAAAGACTGCCATCAACCACAAGAGTAATGAAATACAATAAGAATAACGATAAAAAAGTTGGCCAAGTTGTAAAGCAACACATTGAAGAGACAAGAAGGGAAATTAAAAAAGACAAGGAAGAAGCGATGAGGGAGTGGAAATAGTGGTATTAACAATTGTAATTTTATCTCTTTTATTGCTTCTGTCTATTTCATTGATCGTGCTGCTGGTTTGGTATACTAGAAATCTTGCCGATGAATTATTGTTTGTGTCCAATAATATCGGAGACATGATGGGTTTATTGAAAGAATATCAAGAGCACATTGAGGCTTTGTATTCGATGGAGATGTTCTACGGAGACGAGACACTTAGGGGGCTAATAGATCATACTAACTTTGTAATTGAGGAAATTAAAGTTTTTGAAGATATTTATGGGCTCACTATTGAAGAGGAGGAGCCTGTTATAGATGACGAAACAGAACCAACCCAAGAAGCGTAAGCGAAGAAAGAAGAAAAAGAATTACTACTTTACAGAAGTACACGAGAAGGCAATTCTTCAGTATTGTGCGACAAGAGATCAGAAAGTGCGGACAGAACTGTATATTGAGTATATCCAGCCAGCTTTTAATGAGATGGTTGACAAGATAGCATACACTTATAAGTTTACTTCTTTGCCAAACATAGATTATCTCAAAGATGACTGTAAGATTTGGCTCACAACCATTTTGGATAAATTTGATCCGTCTAAGGGCTCTAAGGCTTTTAGTTATTTTAGTGTCATAACTAAAAACTGGTTTATTCACAAGGTAAAGAAAACTAAATTTTATAATGAGCGCGAAGTTCGATATGAAGACGCTTTTAAGGACATTGAAGATGTCCAGACGGTCACCAATCACGAGTACGTTGATAAGAGAGAAGATAGGGAATTCTGGATAAACTTCTTTAAAGAAGTTGAGACTTGGGATAAAGATCTGCTGAAAGAGAACGAGCAAAGAGTGTTGAAGGCTGTTAAGGTGCTTTTTGATAGCAGTGATGATATAGAAATTTTTAATAAGAAAGCTATTTATCTATACTTGCGAGAGTTGACAGGGCTGAATACAAAACAGGTAGTCAACAATTTAAACAAGCTGCGAGTGAAATACAGGGTTTTCAAAAAGAAATGGGACACGGGAAAAATTTAGAAGAGTTTATTGAAGAAACAGTGTCTAATATAAGAGACGACAGGGACACTGTGAAGTATCTGCTGACAGATCTTTTAGCGGAAATTAAAAACTCAAACCACTCCCATCGTGATATTGGATTAATTGCAGCCAAATATGTAGAAACTTTGCAAAGATCCAACGAGCAACTCGTAAAAGTAACGTCATTAATCCAGAAAGACACGAAATCCTCTGATGGCTTAACGCTGGAAGACAAGAAGGAACTTTTTGATTTAATTAATTCGGATGACTCTGATGTGGGGACCTAAAAATGCCGGACGACAATATGAGAGGTCTCCCAGGGGACTATGATTATGGCATTTTAAATTCTATTGATGTGCCGAAAGTCGGCGATGGTCTTGACTTGGCTGGTGCTGATCCGTGGCTAGTGTTGAGAAATGCTGCCGAAAAACAATTCATCCCTGACGCGATATCTAATACCGGACCCTATCGTGGTATTGTTTTGCGAGTTGAAATAACACAACAAATACAATATAAAAATGTAGACGACGCAGCGTTTTATGTGTATCACACAAATGAAGGCGGCGATGCTGCCAAGAGTCAGGGATACCCCGCTTCGACATCCCCGCCAGATTTAGTTAAAATAAAGGTTAGAATACCTGAGTTGCATGCACACTTGCCCGTACCAAAGGCTTGGGGCGATTTAGCAGAGGGTAACCATCATGCTGTCATTGATATGTATCCAACATATACAGCCCAATCCGACATGGTGCCAGCGCCTCGCCCAGGCGACATTGTTTGGGTGGATTATACCAATAAGAACGACTTTACTGACCCGATATACATAAGACCAGTTACTGAAAGACAATATTTTATTCAAGAATTGCAACAGACCTTGGGAAAAAACGCATTTGACCCATGTGTTAGAACCACATCTGGCGGCACTAACCCAGGCGACTCTACTCCTGCTGCTAATTCATCTGGTACACAAAACTACCCAAAAGGCGCCAGAAAAGAGCCAGCAGGCGAAACCGAGATCATAGAAAGCACAGAATTTCCGCCCAATAAAAGGCGCAAACCAACGCTGGAAAGACTAGTGTCGGCCTCTGATTTGAAAGTTAAAGGGTGGGTTGGTAGATTACAAGAGAACGGGGACCGTGAGGTTGTTATTCTGGCACCACAAACAACTACTTTTGAAAATGAAATTGAGATTATATATTGGATTCATGGCGGCGGCTCTTGGTTTAGCGCCAATACACCAAAATTTCTCATACAAAACTTAAAAACCTTGTCGGGTCAACAAAGGAACGTGGTCTTGGTGTATATGCAGTTAAAATGGGCAAAGGGAATTTCTCCATTCAACCCAGAAAAGAAGGGAGGTAATTTAAGGTCCCTGCATGGAAAGACTCTTGAGATACTAAAAAGACATTTTTCAAATAGCCCAGAGGTAAGAGTTGGGTTCATAACAGTAGCTGCACACAGTAAGGGCGGCCATGGGTTATATAATGCAGCACAAGCCGGCCAATTGCGGAATCTCGCACCAGACAAAATTACTTGTGCAGATTCAGAGTATGTGAAATTTGGAGTACCAGTCATTAGCGGTGTTTGGGATAATTATGTTTCAGCCGCCAGAAAAAACGTAGAGTTAAATTTATTGTGCATTTCTCCAAATCGACGGCCAGATGATTACCCAGAAGAAAATCAGGTTAGACATTATGGTGACAAGGTGGTTGAGGGAGATAATGGCAAACAGCCAAGAGAAGCAATGCAGAAACTTATGCAAACAAAGCTTGGCACAAGGGTGGGCACAAAAAAAGTATCAGTAGAGTATGACAATAGCGCTCAGGAGGTAATTACGGACACCCCATTGGACCCTGACGAAATTGCGAGAACAACGAAGGCGTATGTTACTTATGTACCTCTAATGTTAACCCATGGAGATATTGCAATAAAGCATGGAATAATGTTTAACGGCGCTGGCCCACAGCCAGCCAAACAGAACAAAGAAAACTCCGTTAAGGTCCCTACAAATACGGATAGCCCCACAGGCGCCGCAACACAAGAACAAGTTCAGCAATCTGAGGCCAATTAGGAATTAGCGATATGAGTGATGCAAAGACACCACAGGTTTCCAAAGAAAAAGAATCTGGCACCACTGCACCAGCAGAAGCACCTGTTAAATCACCCGTAAAGGAAAAATATAAAAATGTAACGCAAGAACCTGTAAAAAATAAAGAGAGCCGTGTTATTTTGGCAAACTACAAACACCCAGCCGCAACTGGTAAGTATGCGGAACGTGGTGGTCTCCCACGAAACCAACCAGGGAGTGATGGCCTACCATTACTGAGACAGGT